CCCTTTCCCTTGCCCTTCTTGCCGCCCTTGTCGCCCTTCCCTTTGCCTTTATTTTCTTTTCTTTTTGGGGCTGTGGGACAGGTCGCGACCTTGTGCGGGCCACCGCAATGGTGGCACTGCATTGGGGGTTTGGTACTCGGGTTCTTGCCCGTCTGCGGCGCCGCCGACGCCGTACTCTCCACCTTAGCCATCCCTACCGTGTTCTCCAGGACCGCCACGTCCTGAATACTGGCATCCTCCACGCTGCACTCCGCAAATGGTTGACCATGGCGGTCGTCGGGATCGAGCCCGGGTGGCGGAGTGATGATAGGGCTGCACGCATCGGGGTTGCGCGCAGTCGCTTTCGCTGCGGGGCCGGCCTCGCCGCTATTCTCCCCTGACTTTGCAGATTCTCGTTTCCCCGGCGTGGGCTCGGGAACTCGCTCTGCAAGGAGTCCTACTCCGCAGCACGTCAGAAGCTGAGGCTTTATTCCTACGCACTCAGCTACGCGTCTTGACAGATCCAGACGCTCGAGGACCAGGAGCGGTTCTGTGAAGTCAGTTTGACAGAACTCTAACTCACGGGCGCTGTCCTCGAACATGTGCCACTCGGCCTTCCACGCCTTCAGGTCTTTGGCCCTGGGCATCTCTTTACCGAAATGCGTCCATTCGACCATGGCGTAGGCGGACACCTCTGTGTTTTGCAGTTGCTCCGCAGTCCAGACCACAAACTCCTTCAGCGTTCGCTGCTCCCATTGTGACGCCTCCCATTCGTCGGAGAACGCCATCATCGCGTCTTCACCGGCATGCTCGGCGTGCCACGCTCCGAGGTGGAACGCGAGCCAGCGGAAGCCCATGGTGTATCGCGCCGCGATGGCCCTGGTGAGGGCTGTGGTTGCGAGCTGAGCGTAAAGCTTTCTCGTGATCTGGTAGCTGGACTGATCGGGATCAAAGATGCGCGGGTCCACGGTGGACATGCACAGCCTCTGGAGATTTTTGGGCATTTTCACCAAGTGAATGGGCCTGGCGTTAGCTCCCTTCGTCTCCATGCTGAAACGAGATAAAATCTCGATTTTGCCCACGGCGAGCACCGGCTCGATAGTCTTCCCATACGCTTTGTAGGAATCGATGGCATCTTGCGCGTCTTCGTAGAATCGACACTTGCCGTTCACCGTGTGCACGAAGTTATTGAAGGCGCTATCATCGCCATCGCCAATATCGTA